GTTCTTATTTGTGTGGAACTGTTGGCCTCATATTACGGCATCAATGTTGATGAATACGTAGCCAAGAAGTTCAATGCGACCAGCGAGGCGCGTGGACTCAAGACAATGATGGAGGTGTGAATGATACGGACGCAGTACAACGGTCAACCTTTGCTTCCTCCAACTCCACAAGAAAAGGATGCGGCAGGAAAATATGCCGATAAAAGACTTGTGCAATTCAAATCGCACAATTTGACTCCAACTCAAAATGATCCGCAAATTCGTGCGATCATTACAGAATATGAAGACAGTCTTTGGGGAGAAAAAAAGAAAAGAGCTAAGTACATGTGGGATGCGTATAGTTCAAAGACTTTGACTTGGAGCGATGTTCGCTACATGTTTTTCTGCATCGGATTGAGAGCTAATCCAACCAAAGCTCAATTGGCGGTAATAAAGTGAAAACACACATCATCTGTGACATAGACGGAACCATCGCCAACTGCGATCATCGTGTTGATCTTGCGCAAGCAGGGTTGTGGGATGACTTCCATGCGAAGTGTCCAGATGACAAGCCTTATCACGATGTGATAACAGTGATGCGATTGTTGACGATGCATCCGGGCATCTCAATCATCGGGTTGACCGGACGGAGCGAAAAGAACCGCATCCAAACTTTGAAGTGGATGGAGCCTTTGCCATTCCAATTCGATACTCTCTTGATGAGGCCAGATGATGACTACACCAAAGATGTTGAGCTCAAAATCAGGCTTCTGGAAGAGCATTTCGGAAGCAAAGCAGCAGTTCTTAATTCTGTGCTTTGTGTGTTTGATGACCGTGATCGAGTGGTTGCTGGGCTCAGAGATTACGGATTGACGGTGTTCCAGCCCAGAGAGGGAGCCTATTGATGGACTTCAACACAAGTGGAAGCCTTTCAATCCAAACCATCTCTGTGCAATATCTCACCATCAGCGGATTGGTTCGCATTGATTTGAAGACAGGAGAGATTGAATACCTGAATGGATACAAACCAAACGAAGCTGCGCAAGCATTTTGGGATGCTGTTGGAAGAACATGTCCCGGAGTGAAGCAGCAATGAACAGTGGGTGGTCTACGCAGGTGAGCGGCAGCGTCAGCGTTCCTGTTTCTGGTAACAGACTCAGGCCATAGAAAGAGAATTGATGAACGGTATCCCACTAGGGGTAAGCATGGTGCCAATCAATTCAACTGCCGCAACTAGTCAAAGGAGAGAGAAATGAAAGCAGATAAAATTCCCGGATTTACGCGGACCTTAGGTGCTCCCAGAGAATGGGCAGCAGACGGACGTGACAAGGATTGTGGTGCGTTGGCCATTCTTGATGGCAAGAATGAAATGGGAGCAAAAATGACCAGCCAATGGAAGCCAGACAAGTATGAGATTGAAGCGATGGCTGCTGGTGCTCCGATTTACCTGACGGTTTATGGTGCTGTTCATCCGCCTGTTTCGATCCATGTTGGTTTTCCACCGGAGAAAGATGATGAAAAAAATTAATGGTGTGCCTGAAATTCTCGAACAGGCACGAAAGACTTTCGAGAGCCGCAACCCAACATACGGACAACGCGGCTATCTGATGCAGGCAGGGATCGTTAATGCGATGTTCCCAGAAGGCATCCCAAGGCTCTCAACAAATGACATGGGACGCTTTGTTACGCTGATGATGATCACTGCGAAGCTGGGACGTTATGCGACCAACTTCTTGAAGGGTGGTCACAAGGATTCAATTCACGATCTGGGTGTTTACGCTTTTATTTTGGAGGAATTTGATGACGCAATCAATGCTGATAACGGGAGCAGAAGGAAGCCTGGGAAAAAAGATCGCAAGCCGGGCAGCAAGCGAGGGGTTGGACTTCGTAAATCTCCCCGGAGACGTAATAATGGGCGGCAAAAAGGCCATTGAGAGCTACCTGAAATTGAATGGCAATGACTTCGATTATGTGGTCAACAATTTCGGCACCAACCATCTCTCTTGGATTGGCACCACAGAGGAAGATGATGAAGACATCATGCGCTGGAATGTGATGGGACCTTATTGGGTGATCAATTATCTGGTGGGCAACGGAAACAAGCCAGCACGTGTAGTCAACATTGCGTCTGCGACACATCGGGTGCCTCAGCGGACAACATCGCTCTATTGCGCATCGAAGGCTGCGTTGGTCCAAATGACGAAGGTGATGGCTCGTGAATTGGCTCCCAGTGGATGGATCATCAATGCTCTCGCTCCGGGGAAGATTGAAGATACAGAGATGTCTCAATTGACAGATCAGCAAGTCTGTGAATTGCGGGGATGGTCGAAAGAACAGGCAGACAGCTATGCGCTCAGCAATGTACCAATGGGACGCTTCACCAATCGTCTTGAGGTCACAAATGCTGTTTTCAAACTCTTGGAGATGCCCGATTATGTAAACGGGATTTGCTTGGATGTGATGGGAGGGGTGTGATGGGATGGTGGAGCCGAAAGAAGAAAGAAAGCCCCATCGAAAAGATGATTGGTGAAATCAAAACCATGACTCCAGCAATCCATTCCGTCTATTGCTATGTTGGAGAAGATAGCAACACCAAGGCGATGAATGTGATCATGACAATCAAGTATGAGGATAAAGACCTTGCTTGGATTGGGATGAGTGATGTTCAAACTGAGGAACTGATCAACAATCTTCATTTGATGATTGATGAAATTAAATTGCGTCGCAGCAGGGGAGAGAAGGGATGAGTAGTGAATTCAAAATGCCCTGGGAGGTTCCCCAGGTCGAAACATTCACCAGCAACGGGACCAGTGCCGCACCTGATCCCAACTGTCCTTATTGCGGCAGCATTCACAAGCACAAGTGCCCATTGATCAGACGGATGGACTATCACGAAAATGGAATGTTGAAGTCTGTTGAGTTCCATTCTGAGAAGAGCATGAAAGAAGAACAATGGAATGACGGGATGGATGGTCCAAAGGAAATAAAATTCACAGGCACCGGAAATGGCGGTGCTGGCGGTGCTGGAGGCGGTGGTGGTGCTGGCGGCGGTGGAGCCGGAAGTGTTGGTTGGTGCACTTTCAGCAATGGAACAACAACCACAACAACAGGAACAGGCAACAATGGAACAATGTGGGTATTAGTCAAATGAGCGGACGCAGAACAGCAAACATGAGCCTGATGGTTGACAACAATATTGTTGAGCTTAATTTCGGCGGCAACAAACACACCATCACCCGCCCAGCCTCCATTTCTTCAATCGAGTGGACAGAGTTTTGGGAGGGAGCAGATGAGACCAACACCTATCAGACCTTGCCTACGAAGAAAAAGAAATGAGAATATTCCTTTTTGACACAGAGACTGACGGATTGATCCGCAACAGTTTGGTGAGAGAGGAAAAACAGCCTCGCATCATCGAATTGTTCGGACTGGTCCTTGACGGTGATCTGAATGAGATTGACAAGTGGGAGTCACTTTTCGCTCATCCTGCCAGGCTTGATGATGAGATCATTCGCATCACAGGCATCACCAACGATATGCTGGACGATGCTCCATTGTTTCCGCAAAAGGCTCAAGAATTGAAAGCCTTTATTGAGTCATGCGACACTGTTGTTGGACACAATCTCACTTATGACCGGGACATGGTCGATAACGAGATGAGACGCATCAATGAGGTTGTGAAATGGCCAAAGGATCAGATATGCACTGTTGAGCAGACAGAGCACATCAAAGGCTTTCGATTGAGCCTAACAAATCTCCACACTCACCTGTTTGGTGAAGGCTTCCCCAATGCCCACAGGGCAGAAACTGACGTCAGGGCAATGACCCGTTGTTTTATTGAGTTGCGCAAAAGAGGCGAAGTATGACACGCGGGAAGTTTGATGAAGACAAACTCAAGAAGCTGCTTGAAGAGGCTCAAGAGCGTGTTGAAAAAATGACGCCAGCAGAGAAGGAAGAAATGTTGCGCAAGCAACGTGAGTCTTGGTCTAAACAGGACATGGACTGATGAGCGGACGGGTTGGGATGCAGGTGAGGCCCAGGGTTGAATGGGGCGGGGAATTTTTGCCCCGTCTCAATTGCCTTGAGGCATGCGCACTGGCAGCAGAGTTGGTCAAGAAAGCGAATTTCGCTTTGGTCTATCGCTCAATGAAAAGCGAGGCTTGTTATTATGCGGCTCCTGGCCGGCACGGTGTGCTGCGGATCGCGTCCCATTCCAAACGCAGCCGCAATGAGATGATGAAAGATGGACCAACAATTGTTTCCCTAACATTCCCAGAAGCGAATTTGAAGGGCTGGACGAAGTGGCATGTTGAGAACCACGCGGCCAATGGCATTGGCATTTATATGATCAGGGCTGAGCACAAATGAGAATAAGAACAGGCTATAGCTTTCGCACTGCTGTTGGATCAGTTGAGAATGTGATGAGCCGGGTGAAGGAGTTGGGGTGGGATGCTGCCCCAATTTCAGATCGCGCATCAACATTTGGTTATGTGAAGTGGAGGAAGGAAGCCAAGAAGGCCGGGCTGCGTCCGGTCTATGGAGTTGAACTTGGCGTCACTGATTCATTGTCAGCGAAAAAGCCCGCAATTGATCATTGGACCTTCTGGGCGATTGACGATCTGAAATATCTGAATTTGCTGGTTGAGAAGGCCACCAACCAATTCCGCTATGAGCCTTTGCTTTCCTACGAACAGGCATGGGCAGCGGAAGGGGTTTTCAAGATGACTGGGCATCGGACCCTCTTGGACAAAGTGCCTCTCCGGGACGATGTCTTTGTGTCCCTGGCCCCGTCCACCCCTCGCGGACTTTTCAAGAAGGCGAAGGAAGCAGGGCACAAGTTCATTGCCTGTTCTGACAATCACTTCGCGCGTCCGGAAGACAAAGGGCTGTACGAGGTTCTGTGCGGCCGCAATTCCAGCACCCAGACCTATCCGCAATACATTTTGACAGATACGGAATGGCTGGAGGCTCTCCAGTGGTGCGATCCGGCTGAGTTGGGGATGGCTGTTGCCAATCGGAATATGCTGATGGGCTTTTCCAAGGCAACCCTTCGCCAAGGTGAATTGCTCCATCCTGAGAAGCCAATGAGCCTTCGGGAATTGTGCATTGAAGGGGCTAAGATTGTTGGTTGTGATCTGACCAGGCCGGTTTATGCTGCCCGGCTGGACCGGGAATTGTCGCTCATTGCTGAGAAGCAGTATGAGGATTATTTCTATATCATCAGCGATGTGATGCGCTGGGCAAGAAAGGAAATGATTTGTGGTCCTGCTCGTGGTTCTAGCTGCGGTTCTCTTGTTTGTTATCTTCTCCAAATAACAACAATTGATCCAATCCCCTACAATCTCATCTTTGAACGCTTCATTGATACAACCCGCACAGACCTTCCAGATATTGACTTGGACTTCTCTGATGAGCGTCGTCATCTGGTGTTCGAGTACATGGAAGCCAAGTATGGAAAGGAGCGTGTTGCCCGTCTCGGCACAGTGGCTCTTTATAAGCCACGCTCCGCAATTGCTGAGGCAGGGGCTGCGTTGGACATCCCTCGCTGGCGAACAGACAAGGTGCTTGACTCGTTGATTGAGCGAAGCGGTGGTGACTCTCGTGCATTGCAGGTTATGGAGGACACATTCAATGATACAGAAGCCGGAAAGGCACTCATTCTTGAATACCCTGAGCTCAAAATTGCACAAGCTATGGAAGGGCATCCAAGACACTCATCGCAGCATGCAGCAGGCATCGTCCTTACTGAACGTCCTGTTGTCGATTACATTGCTATTGATAGTCGAACAGGCGCTACTCAATGCGACAAGAAAGACGCAGAGGAACTTAACCTGCTCAAAATCGATGCTCTTGGACTTACTCAGCTGAGTGTGTTTGAAGAGACACTTCAAATGGCCGGTCTGCCGATGGACCATCTCGAAAAGGTACCACCTGATGATCAAGCAGCCTTCGACATCATCAACAACGGAAAGTTTGCAGGCATCTTCCAGTACAACGGTGTTGCCCTCCAATCCATTGCCGGACAAATACGAACAAATGAGATTGAAGATATTATCGCTACAACCGCTCTTGCAAGACCTGGACCGCTGGCTTCAGGAGGCACAAACGAATGGGTTAAGCGTAAGAATGGCCTTAGCCCTACTGTCTATCCACACAAAGAGTTTGAGCCTCATCTTCGCAATACGCTTGGCATTGTCGCTTACCAAGAACAAGTGATGTCCATAGGACGCGAAATTGGTGACCTGAGTTGGGATGATGTGACGATGTTGCGCAAGGCAATGTCCAAGTCTCTCGGCAAAGAGTTTTTTGATCAGTATGGTGATCGCTTTAAAGCGGGGGCAAGAAAGAAGTTCAACGGAGCAATACCCGATGAAACTCTTGTCAAGGTTTGGGACGATTTGTGCGCATATGGCGCATGGGCTTTTAATCGGAGCCATTCTGTTGCTTACGGGATTGTATCTTACTGGTGTTGTTACCTCAAGGCTCATCATCCATTTGAGTTTGCTGCTGCGACGCTTCAGCACGAGACTGATCCGGTGAAGCAGATAACATTGCTGCGCGAGATGCACAAGGAAGGCATTGATTATGTTCCTGTGAACAAAGACAAGTCAACCAATCGCTGGCAACCAGCAATCATTGACGGGAAGCGAGTGTTGTTGGGCCCAGTTCAAAATGTGAAGGGCATCGGCCCAAAGATGGTGAGTTCAATCATGTCAGCGCGTCAAAGGGGAGATAAGTTACCGTCTCGCGCTGCAAAACTTTTGGAGAACCCAGTGACATCAATCGACAGTTTGTGGCCTGTGCGTGATAAAATTAAAGAAGTGCTGCCTGACCCTGCAACAGCCAACATTCTTTCTCCGGTGACATCAGTGATTGATGTTCAGGTCAAAGGCTTTGATTATGAGGTGATGATTTTCGCTGTAGCAAAACAAATCAAACCGCGCGATGAAAATGAACCGCAGGTTGTTGCCAAACGCGGCTACAAAGTCAAATCACCAACTCAAGCACTCAATCTGTTTATGAGTGATGACACTGATACCATCTTCTGCAAAATCAGCAGATTTGATTATGAGAGAATTGGACGCGAAATAGTTGAGCGAGGACTTCCCGGCAAAGCGATTTATGCGATAAAAGGAATGGTCCCTGCAGACTTCCGAATGATACGTGTCAAAGCAGTCCGGTACATCGGCTTGATGGATGGACCAAAAGCAAAACAAAGTGGTGGAATAAATTCCTACAGCAAAGACAGGACAGCGGGAGGCATAGCAGAAGATGCACCATAGATGGAGCGGTTGGCCTGGGGCTTGGTGTCTCGATTGTGGTTGTGAGGACCCACACGAATTGTGGTTGGCTGATGAATCACCTGATTCAGATGATCCGGATGCTCACTATGATGCATTCCTTGCGAAGTATGCGGACCACCCTGGGTTGAAAGATTGCTCTTGTCCGAACAGCAAGCAGCATGATCCTTATCACGCAAGAGAAATGATGGGGAAACGCGATGCCGAATAGAATCAGCATGGAGCGAAAAGACTGCGAAGAAATGGAAGGCAAAGCCAGGCAGGTAATTGACCAGGCTGGTGAGCTTTCGACTGATGTGAATGACCAGATTACCTTGATTGCTTATTCGATGATCGCATTGATGAAGATGAACAATGTTGAGTTTGACGATATGGTGGCCAACTTGTTTAAGATGTGGTCGAATGTTGAGGCTGGGTACAACTCAAACGTGAACTAACAAGAACAAGAACTGTTGTAGGGCAAAGTCATGATCAACTCTCTATTGGACGTTCCGGCTGTTGCGGATTACCTTCACCGCATCAATGCTGATGTGCGATCCTTGCGCACTGCTGTGATCAAAAAGACCAGCGGCAAATACTGGAAAGATGTTTCCATCATCCGCTTCACCAAGGACGGTGAGGTGAAGGCTGATGAAGAATATGCTCCTGATGACGCAGAGCGCAAGGCAATCAAAGAGCAATTCAATAAGTATGAATGGCCACATATCGTTCACTTGGTGCGTCCACCGAATATGCCGGAAGAATTGCGCAATGGTGATCCGAAGGTTACGTTTGAGTATCGTGACACTGAGGGCAAATTGATCATGATGCAGCAGCGTCAGGTGATCAATGATCGCAGGGTTTATGTTCCTTACACTTTCTGGAATGATGAGGTGTGGAGGAAGATGGAGCCTGATCGGTTGCCCTTGTGGGGGCTGCAAGGGATCAAGGACCAGAGCACAGTCTTTATTCACGAAGGCGCGAAGGCTGCTGCTCATATGCAATGGATGATGGAGGGAGAAACGAAGTCAGCGCGTGATGCGTGGAACGCTTTCCCTTGGAAGAAAGAGATGAGTGGTGCTGCGCATGTCGGATGGACGGGTGGTGCGCTCTCTCCGGAGCGAACAGATTGGAGCCCATTGACGCGTGAAGGCATCAAGTATGCTTACATTGTTGCGGACAATGACAGTGTTGGACGTTCTGTTATTCCTAATATTGCGCGGATGCTGCACTGCACTACTTTCTCTATTCAATTCTCAGAGCAATGGCCAGCGACTTTTGATATGGCTGATGAGTGGCCCAAGAAGATGTTTGAAGAGGTTGATGGCAAGAGATTTTACATTGGGCCGTCTTTCCGCGAATGCAAGCACCCTGCGACATGGGCCACTGATATGATCCCCAATCCGAAGGGAAAGGGGAAAGATGTACCAAGATTGCGTTCCCATTTTAAGGAATTGTGGGCCTATGTTGAGGGCGCAGATTTGTTTATCTGCACTGAGATGCCCGACAATATCATGAATGACAAGATATTCAACAACCATGTGAAGGCATTCTCGCATGTGAGTGTGACCACTGAGTTGTTGCATAAATCCTATAATGGACGGCAGACTAGCCTTTGCTACAGGCCGGACATTCCGGAACGGATGATTGTGAACCAGGGACGGTCCTCAATCAATCTGCATATTCCTTCGACTATTGAGGCCAGTGAAGGTGATCCCAAACCGTGGCTGGATTTCATGGATTATATGTTCCCTAAGAAAGAGGATAGGGATGAGATGTTGCGTTGGTGTGCGACGCTCATTGCGAGGCCGGACATTCACATGGAATATGGAGTGTTGCTGGTGAGTGAGACGCAAGGTGTTGGCAAGACGACACTTGGTCAGCATATTCTTGCGCCGCTTGTTGGGATCAACAATGTGAGCCATCCGTCTGAAACAGATATTACGAACAGTGATTTCAATGAATGGCTTGCACAGAGACGCTTGGCTGTTATTGGAGAGATTTATGCCGGTCATTCGTGGAAGGCTTACAATAAGCTGAAGAGTTTCATCACTGATACATCTGTGCGGATCAATCAGAAGTTCCAGAAGGAATATACGATTGAGAATTGGTGCCACTTCTTTGCTTGCTCCAACTCGAAACAGGCTCTCAAAATGGAGGATGATGACCGCCGTTGGTTTTATCCGGAGGTGACGGAGAAGCGTTGGCCAGATGCGAAGTTTGACAAGTTCCATCGCTGGATCAAGAGCGGTGGTTTGCAGATCATCAAGTGGTGGGCAGAGAATTGGACCGGGGGTTATGTGCTGATTGGTCAACGCGCCCCAATGACTGTTCAGAAGAAAGAATTGATTGAGGCTTCGCGGACGGAGGCCCAAAAGGAGGCGACTGATTTGGCGGTGGCAATGATCAGGCTCTCTGGTCCGAAGGCTCTGGCGATGAAGGATGTTGAGAGCTATGTCAAGCGGGCTGTCAAGTCGAAGGTCTTTGATAGTGACGCGGATTTGAGGCGTGCGATGAAGGAGGTTGGTGCGCTGACATTGAAGAAACGGATGTTTGTTGATGGCCGGTTGCAGTATGTCATTGTCAATGAGGATTTTGAAAAAGGTTTCGAGGAAATTGAGGATGATAAATTGAAAAGGGAGTATCTGTCGAAGCATTTGACAACATCGAATGAAGTGCTGTTTCTGTCATTTTGAGGGTGGTGAAATTGAATTTCCACTTTCCAAAATTGAGGATGAATTGGCGGCGATATTGGTCTGATGTCATTGGTCTGAATGAATTGATGATTGTACCAGCTCAAAAGACCAGAAAAAGATGGACTTTCCAAATTCCACGAAAAGTCGGATTCATACTCTACGCGAGAATTTTAGAGAGAGAGAAAATTACCCTTAGGGAAGTTTAAAATGTGTAAGTGTGGAAAGTGGAAAGAGATTGGGATGAGGGTCTATGGTTCTTGAGCGAGATGTCAAAAGAGATTTTCTGAAGCGGTGGGATGGTTGGTATGATACCTTTGAGCCAGCGCGTGGGAGCGGGACCGGGCATCCAGATTGTCAATTGGTCATCGTCAAACCAAATTGGATTTTGCCGCTGGAGTTCAAACGAGGCTCCATTGTCAAAGGAAATTTGACTGTTGAGGAAATTCGACCTGCGCAAATTTCGTGGCACACGCGGTTTGGGATCGCAGGCAACATGAGTGCATTCTCTGTTGGAATAAAGGACGGGAAAGATATTAGGCATATTCTGTTTCATGCAAAACACATGTTGGATGGTTATCGCTTGAACCAATTTGTTGTTGGTGTGAATTGTCAGATGCTTCCCAAAGATGACAACTTCAGCAATGAGGTCAGAAATTTTTTGTGGAGGGGGCTTTCCAAAAAATGAAATTTGGGGCAAGAAACGCTACTGGGTGTTCCGCTTCGGGTGGATTTGGGTGGCTGACGAAAACCAAAATTGGTACATTGCCGCACTCCGCGCTGGAGACACCAAGCGTGCTCTCACCAATCTCCGCAACAATGGAATTGCTTACCTGTATCCTGAGATCAAACACGATGGTTATTACCGCGCTGTGTTGCCTGGTTATGTGTTTGTGAAGCTTTGGGATTGTGATGAGGACTTCTCGCGCGTCAATGAGACGCAAGGTGTGAGCAAATTGCTCCCCAATCATTTGGTGCGTCCAATTGCTGTGCCTCAGAATTGGATGAATGAATTTGAACGTCGTCTTTGCTACGGCGATTTTGAGATCAAGGTTGAGAGCAATGATGTTCTCCCTTGGTTTGACAAGAATGAGATTTTTGGAATCATCAGCGGTCCATTTACTGGGCACAAAGGTACCTTTGTTCGCAAGATCAAAGGCGCTGTTGAGGCAACGATTGCATTCTTTGGGCGTCAATTGACAGTTGAGCTCAAAGGCCACCAGATTCAGAAGATGATGTGAGCCCCGCGTTGGGGCTTTTCTTCTGGGTGGCGCACTCTGCTGCAAAGCGGAGAGCGTGAGCACAGCGAACAGTTATTAACTGTCAAAAAACTTTTTTCGTTGGTAATCAAATCATGGAGTAATGTCAAAATGCCTGGTGGCCGTCCCAAAGGCTCAGTCAACAAACTGACACAAGCGGATCGAAGCCACATTGTTGCCTATGCGAAGGCTGCAGGCAAGTCACCAATTGAGGTGATGATTGACAACATGGTGTACTTCACGGAGAAGGGTGAAGAAACCGTTCGCAAATTCGAGGATGAGATTTTGCCGCGTGCGCAGCAGATTGGTGATGCTGCTCTCATTCGTGAAGTGAATATGACGATCAATCGTCTTTGGGACTGGCGAGAGAAGGCTCAAAACTGCGCAGTGGATGCTGCTCCATATATCCACCCGCGTTTGGCCAATGTGCAATTCCGTGAGCAGTCATCGGAAGACACACCCAAGATCAGTGGCAAGATGACGCCAAAGGAAGCAGCAGAAATTTATTCTGAGATGATCGCAAACTCTAATGCAGCCGTCAACACTCGATAAAGATCACTGGCCTCCCGATTATGCTGCAGTCATCTCATGGCGAGCAGCAACACTCCAACAGTGCATTTCGGATGAGAGAAAACGCGCTGCTGCGATGATGAAGTACTCAAACGATCCTGTTGCTTGGATCAATGAGTGGTTCATTACCTACGATCCGCGTAATGCGTTTGAAGACACGTTGCCTGTCAAGCTTCCGATGGTGATGTTTAAGCGCCAAGAGGAACTGATCAACTTTCTGATGGCTTGTATGAACGAGCAAGCCAATGGATTGATCGACAAGTCCCGCGATATGGGTGCGACGTGGGTGTGCTGTGCCTTCTCACTTTGGTTGTGGTTGTTCCGTCCCGGCTCTTCCATTGGTTGGGGATCGCGCAAGGAACAATTGGTGGACAAACTCGGTGATCCAGACAGCATCTTTGAGAAGATGCGAATGGCTCTGCGTGAATTACCGCGTTGGATGCTACCTGCTGGTTTCTCGTTTGGTGACCATTCGCTCTATATGAGGTTGATCAATCCTGCGAACGGATCGACAATCACTGGTGAGGCTGGAGACAACATCGGACGTGGTGGCCGCAAAACGATTTACTTCAAGGATGAGTCTGCTCACTATGAGCATCCTGAGTCAATTGAAGCGGCACTTGGCGACAACACCAAGGTCCAGATAGACATCTCGACAAGCAACGGTGTGGGCACCGTTTATGACCGCAAGAAGGAAGCGGGTGTTGAGTGGAGTACTGGTGTGCTGCTTCCGAAGGCCACAACACGGGTCTTTACGATGGATTGGTCTGACCATCCAGCAAAGACACAGCAGTGGCACGATGAGCGTGAGAAGTCTGCGCGTGATCAAGGGTTGCTGCATCTCTTTAGGCAGGAAGTTGATCGTGATCCATCAGCGTCTCTTCAAGGAATTATCATCAAACCTGAGTGGGTTAAATCTGCGATTGACGCGCATGTGCATCTCCAGTTTGGTGACAATGGTGGTTGGTGTGCTGGTTTTGATCCTTACGATGAAGGCGGTGATAGTCACGCATTAGTGAAGCGAAAGGGAGTTGTGCTGCGCTACGCTCAAGAATGGAGCGAAGGCGACACTGGTGAGGCAACCCGCCATGTTATTTCAGAGATTGGGTTTGATACTCCTATTGCTGTCCAATATGATTGTTGCGGCATCGGTGCTGGTGTGAAGTCTGAAGCCAACCGGCTTTGGAAGGAAAAAATTCTAGACCAGCACATTGTGTTCTCTCCATGGGATGCGGGCATGGGCCCGATTGATCCGGAGACGAATGTAATACGAGGCGACAGCAACACTCCGTTGAATAAAGACTTCTATGCGAATTTGAAAGCCCAAGGTTGGTGGCAGTTGGCGAGGCGTTTTGAGAATACTCACCGTGCTAGGACTGAGGGCATCAAGTTCAATGTTGCTGATATGATCTCAATTGACTCCAAGCTGCCTAGGTTGCGTCAGTTGATGCGTGAATTGTCTCAGCCAGTGATGAAAAAGAGCGGCGATTTACGCTTGCTCGTTGACAAGAAACCAGAAGGTGCCAAGTCACCAAATATGGCGGATGCGATGATGATGTGCTACTTCCCGATGAAGACACCGCTGGTCATCACTCCTGAGATGCTGGCTGCTAGCCGGATTGTGCGCCGGTGAGAAAGACTGCCAAGCCTAAGATCGCCAAAGACACGAAGCAGACAAAGCCTGCTTGGCTATCTGTTGAAGCAATGGCCTTGTCACGTCGTAACGAGCAGATGGGAATGGACGCTGCTCGCAAGATGTTTATGCCTGCTGAGCCGGCACCGGGTGTGTTGCCTAAAGGCACCAAGCTGGCGATGGACGACAACAGTGCGTTCTTCAACAACTCTCAGATTGGTTGGGCAGCTAACCAAATCTACAACACTGCCTTCTCTCAGGGCTACACGTTCCTTGGTTATGCGTATCTGTCTGAGCTGGCGCAAATCCCGGAATATCGCCTCATCAGCGAAGTCATCAGCACCGAAGCAACACGACGTTGGATCAAGATTCAATCGGTGTCTGAGGATGAAGAGCAGGAAGAACAAATCAAAGAATTGGAGGATGAGTTCAAACGCCTCCGGGTGCGTGATCTGTTTCAGACCATCAGCGAACAAGATGGATGGTTTGGCCGCTCTCATCTCTACATCGACACTGGTGACACCGACAATCCCGATGAGCTGAAGAAGCCAATTGGGAATGGTGACGAGTTCAGCGAAAAGAAAATCAAGCAAGGCTCATTACGCGCGTTCAAGCCTGTGGAGCCTGTGTGGTGTTATCCGTCCAATTACAATGCCAATGATCCGATGAAGGATACTTGGTACAATCCCACTTCTTGGTTTGTGATGTCACGCGAGGTTCACCAATCCCGCTTCTTGACATTCGTCTCCATGCCGGTTCCAGATTTGCTGAAACCTGCATTCTCCTTTGGCGGGCTGAGTCGCACCCAGATGGCTAAGCCCTATGTTGATAACTGGCTCCAGACCCGCCAATCTGTTAACGATCTGATCCAAGCATTCTCGCAGATGGTGTTGTCCACCGACATGAACACCACTCTCGCTCCGGGACAGTCAACCGGGTTGATGGATCGCATCGACATGTTCAACAATCTCCGCAACAATCGCGGGACGATGGTGTTGAACAAAGGCACTGAAGAGTTGACGAATGTGAGTGTTCCGCTTGGTACCCTCGATAAGCTGCAGGCCCAAGCACAAGAGCACATGGCCTCAATCTCTCGTATTCCGTTGGTGAAGTTGTTGGGCATCAGCCCTGCTGGTCTCAATGCTTCAAGTGATGGTGAAATTCGCGCCTTCTATGACACGATCCATGCCTATCAGGAACGCTTCTTCACGCCCCATTTGATGACTGTGTTCAAGATGGCACAGATCAACCTGTGGGGAAAAGTTGACCCTGACTTGACGTTCATCTATGAGCCCCTGTGGGAGATGGATGAAGTGGAACAAGCTGGCATGCGCAAGACAGAGGCAGAAACAGATGCAATTTACATCGACAAAGGCATTTTGGACCCTGCTGAGTCGCGTCAGCGGATCGCTGATGACCCTGATGCGCCGTATGGGCCAATTGATCCCGATGATGTTCCCGAACCAATGGAAATGGAACCAGGAAACATCAAAGAGTCAATCAAGCCCGATGCCGGAGGAAAAGCCGGTGGTGGTGCGAGCAGTGCGAAAAAACCTGGGACTGGGAAAACCGAAGCGAAAAAACCCGCGAAAGACAAAAAGCCGAAAAGCAAAAAATAAGGGCAAACGATGATGATGAGGGAACATCTCAGACGCTTTGTTCATTGCGTGATCTACACACCCGGTGAACGCCGGTTGATGCAGATGATCGAAGTCACCAACCAGAGGATTGATATAATGGCACAGGAAATTGACGATCTGAATGCGGCAGTCACCAACATCACCAATTCGGTGAATGCGGCTGTTGCGGACATCCAGGCTCTTGCGGCTCAGGTAGCTGCTCAGGCCAACAACCCTGACCCGGCTGCGATGGAAGCGGCTGCGACTCAGCTGAATGCGCTTGCGGCCAATCTGAGTGCTGCGGTCAATCCGCCCGCTCCTGCTCCTGAACCGGCTCCGGCACCGGCTCCTGACGCGCCTCCTGCGTCGTAATGAAATGATGATGCCAGTGGACGTATCACTGCTGGCCTCATCTTCGATCACAGCCGGTGGAATGATCACTGCTGCTGCGATCTTCTCCCTGGGGGCTGCTGGCATCATCACTGGTGGCCCCCTTCATTCCTGGAGACATTGATGTCCAACGATCTTGCTGCTGAGCTGAAATTCCGTTCTGATCGTCAGACAATTTTGGCAATGGATGAGTCTCTTGAGTCTGCGAAACGCAAGGCCAAAGAGGAAAGCAAGAAGGGTTATGTCCAGCACGTGAACGAAAACTACAAAGGTGTGTTCACAGTTGAGGACTGGTATGACTCGGACAAGACACGCGCCTCTTTCGAGAATGGCCGTGCGTTAGATGGTGCGATGGACAGTGGTGATGTCAATTCTTGGGCAAAATCCATAGTCAAGCATAACAGCAAATCTGCAGTTGCTAGCATCATCAAAGAACAAAAAGATGCCGCAGCGGAATGTGAAAAGCGTTCCAAGCAATTCAAATCAATTCCGGGTGGCAATGGAGCCGCAGCCACTTGGAAGGCGGATGCTCAATGGCATCGTGATGCGGCAGCTGCGTTAGAAAAATTGATCTGACTGTGCTTCGCGCGAAGGTTAAGACGCTTCCTAAGACATTGCCGCCAGTCCATCCAAATTTGGGCACACAGCAAATCTTTAAGCGCAAGCTGCTGAAGCTGATTAAGGAGATGCAAGATTCAATCGAGTATTGGATCAGCGCATCGTACAAGGCCAACACACCGCTGATCACAGCGGACGAATTACCTGCGGCTGCTCTGAACAGAGCACTAAAGAAACTGTTCCGGAGATGGTCGCGTCAATTTGATGAACTTGCTCCGGCACTCGCTGAGTATTATACGAAGTCTGCCAACAATCGTTCCGCGAAACAGTTGGCTGCGATCCTCAATGAGCACGGCATGTCTGTCAAGTTCAAAATGACACGCGAAATGCGCGATGTTATGAAGGCCACAATTGAAGAACAGGTTGGGCTGATCAAGAGCATTCCTGAGCAGCACTTCAAAAATGTTCAAGGTGCGGTGATGCGATCTGTGTCTGCTGGACGTGATCTGAAATCACTCACTGACGATCTCAAGAAGATCAAAGGAGTGACAGAGCGTCGTGCGGCTGCGATATCACGTGATCAAAACAATAAAGCAACTGCGACAATGGTTCGTGTCCGCCAGCAAGAATTGGGGATCACTCAGGCAATCTGGATTCACTCTCATGGTGGCAAAGTCCCCCGTCCGTCGCATCTTGCCAACAACGGGAAAAAATATGACGTTGCCAAGGGTTGGTATGATCCCGATGAAGGGCGCTTTGTTCATCCGGGAGAGCTTATCAACTGTCGTTGTGTTTCGCGCTCGATTATTCCGGGGTTTGACTAATGACAAATCACCATCTCGCAATGAGCATGATGCATCAGGCACAAGCTTTGAACTCTCTATCCAAAGCGATGGAGAGGTACGCAAAGTCTGGCGGGATACCAAAAGACAAACTGAATGAGGTTTCCAAATCGCTCCGCAAGTGTGCGTTGTTTAGCGATGAAATCTCGATGATGATTGAGGAAAAGGCCGGATGATTCTCTATGGGAGTGACGCTGAGCCGCAAGCAAAACTCGATGATGGCACCGTCTTGGCCCTTGATCCTCCGGCAGAAGATGAAGCTACTGAGGAACAAATCGCTGCGAAAATTACGGCACTTAAGGCCAAGATCGCAGAAGCCAAGAAAAGCCCCCATCGTGCGCGTGAAGTCGCAGGAATGGAAGATGACGTAAAGCTGTATGAGGATGATCTCAAAAAGCTGAAGGCATCCACCAAGAAGGCAAAAGACGCTGAATTCAAAGAGGGTGTGTTGCGTTTGAGCAAGCTGTTTGCTCACGACAAGATGCCTCTGAACAAGTCCAACCGTCATTATTCGGTGGACGGTTTTTTGCATGTCGATCACAACAACATCTCGAAAGGTAATATCTGCCCTTATTGGGGCCGGGAAATTCCTGGTGCGGCAGAGATGGGCCTTGACTTCAATCGCAAGTATATGTTGCTGCGTGATCCTGAAGAATTGAAGAAGGCAGCCGACAGCTTCAACAATGTGCCGCTTTTGATCAAGCACATGGCGGTTGATGCTGATGACCATCAGCCTGACTTGGTGATTGGTTCAACCGGAACAGACGCCAAGTACAATCATCCTTATCTCTCCAACTCTCTTGTGGTGTGGTCGAAAGAGGCCATTGACGCAATCGAGAGTGAAGAGCAAAAAGAATTGTCGTGTGGTTATCGCTATCGTGCTGACATGACTCCGGGCACCTTTGAGGGTGAGCACTATGACGGAGTGATGCGGGACATTATCGCCAATCATGTTGCTTTGGTTGAGGAAGGTCGTGCTGGCCCAGATGTTGTGGTTGGTGACTCCAAAATCTCTGGAAAGGAAATTATAATGCCCAAGACAGTTCTGTCTCGAAAGGCAGCAATGACGGGCGGTGCCTTGCTTGTGTATCTCAAGCCCAAGCTTGCTGCTGATGCGAAGATTGACCTGACTCCAATTTTGTCCGGAGTCACCAGTGACAATTTTAAGGACAAAAAAGCCGGCATTGCTTCTGCGATCACTGCGCAAGCCAAACTTGCAAAAGACGCTTCGCTTGCCGACATCATGAGTATGCTCGATCAATGTGAGAGCGAAGAAGTAGGCGAAGATATGCAACCTAATGCTGGCATCCCTGCCAGTGAAACAGAAACAGGAGTTGATGAAATGGCTGATCCGAAAGACTTCCTCAAGAACAAGCTGTCCGCTGAAGACATGAAGTCGTATGACGAGATGTGCGCCAAGAAAGAAGCGGAAGACAAGAAGGCTGCTGACGAAAAAGAGGAAGAAGAAAAGAAGGCAGCTGCCGATGCCGCTGCTGAGGAAGAAAAGAAAAAGGCTGAGGACGAAGCTGAAGCTGCCAAGAAGAATGCCGAAGGTGAGGACAAGGCGATGGATGCGAAGTTCAAAGTGACGATGGATGCTGCGTTGAAAGATCAACGCGATGCGATCATGAAGCAGACCCGCGATGCCGCTGAGGCGCGTGAGTTTGCGTCGCAGTGGGTTGGCAAGCTTCCGATTGCTTTGGACAGCGCGGAGGAAATTTATCGTACGGCTCTTGACGGTCTTGGTGTCAAGAACCACAAGGACATTCATCCGTCCGCGTTGAAGGCTGTTTTGGAAGCACAGCCCAAGCCCGGTGCCCGTTCCGTCGTCATCGCCAATGACGCTGCCACTGGCAATAGTGAAGGCTTCAGTTCTCGCTTTGCCAATGCTGATCGCATCACTGTGATTGGCTAATCAAACTCTCTTTGAAAGGAAATAACAATGGCCGATTTTCCCAATCAAGTTAACACGGTGCAGGCTCCCGCAGTTGCGGGTGACTTCGCCTCCACCAATCCGCGTGGCTCTTATGTGGCTGGGCCCGGTGGTCTGGTTGCTGGCCCGGCTGGTGTCACAGTTGGCCGCTTTGCGTGGGTGTCCGCTCCCATGGATGGCGACAACTCCCCGGCTGTGGTCAACAATTTCGGCACCGGCCTTCCGTCCGGCTTTGTTCACCGCGAACAGCAGGCACTCATCACGCAGTATCTTGCGGCTTCGGGCAATCTGATTCAGCCTGGCTTCAACATGACACTGATGAACTTTGGTGACTTCTGGGTCACCAATGATGGTGCCACACAGGCTCTGGTTGGTCAGAAGGCTTATGCGAATTTTGCTGACGGCAAAATCACATTCGCTGCCACTGGCACTCCCAAGACTGGCGCCACCTCGACAGGCTCCACCGTTGCTGCCTCCACCTTCTCGGTGACCGGCTCCATCACGGGTGCGGTGCTGACGGTTTCGGCTGTTTCGTCCGGTTCCGTTTATCCGGGTGCGACAATCTCCGGCACCAACGTTGTGACTGGCACACAGATCGTGAACCAGATCACACCGCTCATTGCCGGTGAAACTGCGAATGGTGTTGGCCGCTACAATGTGAGCATCGGTGAACAGACTGTGGCTTCCACCACCGTCTCCGGCACCTATGGTACATTGACCATCGGCACTGCCACTGGCACCTTTGCTGTCGGCAACCTGCTGGCGGTTTCTGGTGCGGTTGTTGCGGGCACCTACATCGCTTATGCGCTGACTGGTGCGGGCGGTTCTGGTTCCACCTTCGTTGTCACCAACAACACCGTTGTTAGCTCTCAGGCGATCAACGTGGCTGCGGTGAATGTTGAGACCAAGTATATCTGCTCGTCCACAGGACTTGCCGGTGAGTTGGTCAAAATCCAATCCGCCACCAACGCCTAATCGCGCAGCGATAATTGAAAGGAAATAAGCAATGACCATTCGTTTTAACTCTCTGCGTGATGCCGAGCAGGCGTATCGTGAAGATGCGCCTCACCTCGAAGCACGCGGTGTCATCAATCCGTTGGCCACGGCTTATTTGCCCGCCAACTTCAAGAGCAACATCAACATCGCAATGGACGCCCAGCCTGCTCTGGCGACTGCGCCCAATGCCGGTGTACCTGCGTACCTGACGCAGTACATCGATCCGGCTGTGTACGAAATTCTGTTTGCCCCGAATATGGCAGCGCAGATTTTCGGTGAAGTGAAGAAAGGTGACTGGACAGTCCAGACAGCTTTCTTCCCGACAGTGGAACACACCGGTGAAGTTTCCAGCTATGGCGACTTCGCTGAGAACGGCCATGCTGGTGCGAACACAAACTGGCCCCAACGCCAGTCGTATCTCTACCAGGTCATCAAGGAATATGGTGAGCTGGAACTGGAGCGTGCTGGCCTTGCCAAGATCAGCTGGGTGAGCGAGATTGACCAGGCTGCTGCTCTGGCCATGAACAAGTTCAGCAACTTCGCTTACTTCTTTGGCGTTGCTGGCCTGCAGAACTATGGCTTGCTGAATGACCCCAACCTGACCGCTTCGCTGACTCCTGCGACGAAGGCTTGGGGTGGTACTGCGTGGATCAACGGTGGTGTTGTGAAGGCCACTGCGAATGAAATCTTCAATGACATTCAGTCCATGTTCCTTCAGCTGGTCAATCAGTCCTCTGGTTTGATTGACTCCAAGTCCGCTGTGACACTGGCGATGAGCCCGGCATCGGATGTTGCGCTGACTGCCACCAACTCTTTCAATGTGAATGTGCGGACGCTGCTCAAGGGCAACTTCCCGAACATCCGCTTTGAAACGGCGGTGCAGTATGGTGTGACCTCCACGAGCAATCCGCAGGGCATCGCGGGCGGCAATCTGGTTCAGATGATCTGCGACAGTGTCGAAGGTCAGCAGACCGGCTATTGCGCGTTCAATGAGAAGATGCGTGCGCATCCGATTGTTCGCGGTCTGTCCAGCTTCAAGCAGAAGCAGACGGGTGGCACATGGGGTGCGATCATTCGCCAGCCCTTCGCCATCTGCTCAATGCTTGGTGTTTAATGATTGAAACCCGGTGTCAGAGGGGCACCGGGTTACTATCCACAAAAGGAAAACAAAATGGCAAATGTTCGTTCAGAGCCTAAGACCACTGGTGAGACAGTCACAGTTGCGTGCAAACTCCCAAATGGTCTCATTCTCCGTGTTTTTGAAATGATTGCTTCTGAAGAGCCGATCCCCAGTGGCGGTTTCCGCACTGTGAAAGTTGCCCAGGTGATGGGTGAGCCGGTCACCATTTACGGCAATGCGACGCAGGTTGGTGTTGTGCCTTCTTGCCGGATCGTTGCTGGTTATGCGCTCACACCAGGTGTCTCGAAAGACTTCTGGGAACTGTGGCTGGCTCAGAATGAACAGAGTGATCTTGTCAAGAATGGCATTGTGTTTGCCAATCCGGATGAGCGCAGCAGCGAGGCCCAGGCCAAGGATGGCTCAAAGATTTTGTCCGGTCTGGAACCGCTTGCGACAGATCGTCAGGGCAAGATGATTGACACACGCATTCCGAAGCGTGTTGGAACGGCTGACGAGCAACCCCGCGTCTAAGAGGCCACCATGGGTGTCTCCGTAACATTCGACTATGGCAATTGGGTTGCGACCTATCCTGAGTTCAGTCAAGTGACGAAGGAACAGGCAGCGAATTTTTTCACCATTGCGACTACTGTTCATGCAAATGATGGTGGTGGCCCGGTTCAGACAGCGGAAATGCAGACCGCTCTTTTGAATATGTTGGTGTCGCATATCGCTGCTCAGTATGCCACACCGAAGGGGACACCCGCACCTTCCAACACTCTTGTTGGGCGATTGACGGATGTTTCTGAAGGCTCTGTCAGTGCGAGTGCTGAATATGCAACAGAGCCGGTTTCTGCAACTCAGGCTTGGTTCACTCAGACCAAGTACGGT